TCAATATTAAGCGTCTTCACAATATCGTGTTCGCAAGCCCCAGTAAGTCCAGAATTAGAAATCTTCAATCAATTGGAAGAGTTCTCAGAAAAGAGTCTACCAAAAGAGTAGCCACACTCTACGATATCAGCGATAACATCTCTAGGGGAGAGTGGAAGAATTTCACATTTAAACATTTTGAAGAGAGATTAAAAATCTATCAACAGGAGAAGTTCGATTATGAAATTATTAAAGTACAATCGAAATTTTAATTTATGGAAGAAGACCAATTAGAAATCAAATTTCAACCTGAAGGAGAACCCTTTGATTTTATTGCGTCAGTAAAATTGACGACGGGGGATGAGCTCATTGCGGGTATTACATACCCACCAGAGGATCAGTCTGTAATAATGCTTCACAATCCAATGCAAGTGCTAGAAGCAAATGCTTCTGAACATAGTACAGTCATTAAAGGATTCAAACTGGATCTATGGATGAAGTCTTGTATGTCACAAGACGAGACATTTATCTTAGATCGTGCTAATATAATAACGTTGCAGACGGTTAATCCACCCATCAAGGAATTCTATATGGAGAATATCGATATGGTATTTAAAAATTCAATTCCGAATCGGGTACGCCCGACTCCACATATGGGTAGTCTAGGGTCTATCAATAAAGCTCGAGCTGCATTCGAGAGGATGTACAAGACATAGATTTCCCTTTCACAGCGACACTGTTATTCTAAGTATATTAAGAGTACTTGTCAAGCCCTTAGGCAGTGTGCTATAATAACGATACAAAAGGACACATAAAATGGCAATGCGATCCAAGGTCAAGACCGAATATTACGTTAACAATAAAGACTTCTTGGCTGCCATAGTAGCGTATCGAGAGAAGGTGCAGTTCGCTAAACTGAATGATCTGCCTCGACCTAGACTCACTCCATACATTGCTGAGTGTTTCCTTAAGATTGCTACGCACCTTTCATACAAACCAAACTTTGTGAACTATATGTTCAGAGAAGATATGGTATGTGATGGCATTGAGAATTGCTTACAGTACGTAGACAACTTCGATCCAGAGAAATCTAAAAACCCTTTTGCGTACTTCACACAAATAATTTACTACGCATTTCTACGTAAGATCCAGAAAGAAAAGAAGCAGTTAGAGATCCGTACCAAACTGATAGAGAGATCAGGATATAGCGAAGTGTTGCACTCCGACAAATATGATGGTACAATGACAGGGATGGGTAGCTCCGATTCGGATATGAACTCCATCAAGGAAAACATTGAAATCCGAATGTCCCGATGAAAGTTGCCATTATCACCGATCAGCATTTCGGTTCTCATAAAGGCAGTCAGATATACTTAGATTATTACAAGGAGTTTTACGATAACGTATTCTTTCCTTGGTTAAAGAAAAATAAAATCACAACCCTACTAGATCTGGGAGATACTTTTGATAACAGAAAGAGCATTGATTTTGTTACTCTACAGTGGGCAAAGCAAAATTATTTTAATATCCTTAGGGATATGGGTATTACTGTCCATACCCTTGTGGGCAATCATACAGCGTATTATAAGAACACTAACGACCTTAACACCTTAGCATTATTGTTACAGGAGTATGACAATATAATATGTTACGATCAAGCAACTGATGTAAATATAGGTGGAACGTCTATACTATTTGTACCTTGGATATGTGCAGAAAATTATGAACAATCTCTCAACACTATTCGCAACAGCACTTCTAAAGTCGCAATGGGTCATCTTGAGCTCAGTGGCTATCTTGCTCGTCCTGGCTTCGTCTACGAACACGGTATGGACGCTGGTACTTTTGCAGACTTTGATCTCGTACTCAGTGGCCACTTCCATCATAAGAGCACGAAAGGCAATGTAACTTACTTAGGTAATCCATATCAAATGTATTGGAATGACTATGGAGATCCTCGTGGATTCCATAGCTTTGAAACAGATACCTTTGAATTAAAATTTCAGAAGAACCCATACGAGATATTCTCTAAGATCTATTGGAGTGATGATACTGAGATTGATCCTACTTGTTATCACAACCAGTATATAAAAGTAATTGTAGAACAGAAAACAAATTATGCTCGTTTTGAGCAGATGATGAATTCATTATATGATGAGGGTGCTCTTGACGTAAAAGTAATTGAAAAGGTAGGGGTGTTTGATGACCCAGATGCAAACGAGATAGATGTTAAAGATACCTTAGCACTACTGGATGAATACCTAGATGACGTGGAGGTTAATGTAGATAAAACCGACCTTAAGAAATTGATGAAATCCCTATATATTGAAAGTTGTGAAGTTGCGTAATGTTTCTCATCACAATTGAAGGGATGGGGCCTGAGGGTGCTTATGCTGTCCGTGACGAACGGAATAACAATGTATTGTATCTCTTTATTGACAAAGACGATGCGATGCGGTATGCTAGTATGCTAGAGGCAGAAGAGACTTTTCCTCCTATGTCTGTGACGGAGGTTGAAGACCGTCAGGTCATTGCTACCTGCGAACATACTAACTGTAAGTATAGTATCATTACTCCAGACGAACTTGTTATCCCTTTAATTGACGATGATCCAATTTCAGAAGATAAGGTGGAAGAACCTTCTTAGTACAGGTGATTCCTTTACTGAAATTGATATAACAACTCATAAAACTAATCTAATTATTGGCACCAATGGAGCAGGTAAAAGTACTGTCCTTGATGCCTTTACTTTTGGCTTGTTCGGAAAACCATTTAGAAAGATCAGCAAATCACAACTTGTCAATAGCGTAAATGAAAAAGGTACTGTAGTAGAAGTAGAGTTTAAGATAGGTTCTAGACAGTATCATATCAAACGTGGTATCAAACCAAACTTCTTTGAGATTTGGGAGAATGGTAAGATGCTTGATCAGGACTCAAAGGTAGTAGATCAACAGAAGACACTTGAGAAACAAATATTAAAACTTAATTACAAATCATTCACACAGATAGTCGTACTTGGATCATCAACATTTGTTCCATTTATGAGATTACCTGGTGCTCAACGTAGAGAAATCATAGAAGACCTCCTAGATATAAATGTCTTCTCTAATATGAATGAGATCCTCAAAGTAAGATTGAAAGATATAAGGGATAGTGTGCAGCTGCACGAACTAAACGCCCAAAGCGTTAGAGAGAAGATCACCCTACAAGAAGGGTTTATAACACAACTAGAACATAAGAAGAAACAACAGTTGGAGAATATCTTAGATGAGCAGAACAAATGTGTCGCTAAGATAACTGAGGCCAATACAATGATAGCAGATCTCAATGATGAGATCGCAGAATTGAATGATCCAGAAAAACAGAAGAGTCAACTTTGTACACTATCACAAAAACTAACCAGTAAACTTAAGAAAATAGAGAAAGAACAAGGTTTCTACCACAAGACAGATTCCTGCCCTACCTGTAAACAAGTTATTAGTGAGGAGTTTAAAAGTGAAAGGATATCCGAACTCGATACTAAGATCGATGAAATCAACGGAGCGTTTAAAGATATCGATGCTCGTCTTGCTGAAGTTATTTCACCTCTAGAGACGTTGCGTGAACTAAGTGGTCAGATATCTAAGCAGATACAAATCACGCATACACAGAACGGTACCATAAAAGCATTAACCGCACAGCAGAAAGATCTGGAAGCTAGTGGCTCTTCTATAGCCGTAGAAGCTGCGAAACTGCAAGAGATGCAGGAAAATTTAAAATCTGTCACTTTGTCACTTACGGAATCCAGAAAAGAATTGGATGTTCATATGACAGCAGGATTATTGTTAAGAGATTCTGGTATTAAAACAAGAATCATTAAGAAGTATCTGCCTGTGATGAATAAACTAATTAATCAGTACTTAAATAAATTACAATTCTTCTGTAACTTCACGTTGGATGAAGAGTTTAATGAAGTATTAAAATCGAGGTACATAGATGAGTTCTCTTATGAAAATTTCAGCGAGGGAGAAAAGGCTCGCATTGATATCTCTCTCTTGCTTACTTGGCGTTCTATTGCTAAACTTAAGAATAGTGTTGACACAAACCTACTCATTTTAGATGAGATCTTTGATGGGTCACTTGACACAGTAGGGTCAGATGAGTTATCATTCATCTTAAGAACGTTTAACGATAAGTCAAACGTGTTTGTTATCTCGCACCGTGATAACTTAACAGACAAATTTATGCGGGTACTACAGTTTTCCAAACCACAAAACTTCTCACACCTTGAGATCAAAGAATCTGGTGGTCCCGATTCACTTATTACGGAGTCTTAAATGACATCAACTATTTCAGAACAAGTTAAAACAGAACTAGAAGAAGCACAGAAGCATATGCGAGAAGCATTATCTTTTGCTGCTAGGACAGAAAGTCCATTCCTTGTTAAACATATTAGTCAAATGCTTTTTGATATAGGGCACATACAGGAAGTGGATGACCTTCTTAATGCCGTATCGTTGGATGATCTAGCAAAGATTGATGGAACAGATTTGTGAGGTCTATGATGATAGGATCGATTTAATATATTTAAATGATCTATTCAGTATCCTAGAAAGAAAGTTAAGTTACAGAGCTGCTAATGTTGCTAATGCAGTAAGATCAAAGACTTGGCCTTATCATCTAGAAGGAACACATAAATTATTTGGTGCATCTATATTTGCTAGACAGCATCCAAACATCATAGCATATTTGAATAATGAATACGGTCAAAACTTCTTTGATCTATTCCAAAAGGTCTGTGATGTAAGGCGTGTTGATAGTCGTAGAGTCTATTTGCAAAGGATAGACGTGAACCTACAGCATCCACATTGTGACGGAACGTTACATATTGATTCTAATGGTCCCCAAGATACCTCAGGAACTACTATGATGGTGTTTCCTAATCCTATCTGGGATCAGGACTGGGGTGGTAAGTTCCAAATATTCTCTGAGGATAAATCAGAAATCTTGGAAGAGTATGAATATATTCCTGGTAGGATCATTTCCTTTCCCTCTCATTTACCCCATAGAGGGTTGGGACCTACAAAAGAATATGTTTATAGATACAGTATAGTGTTTGGTATTAAATGATGAAAAAGACATACGAGTCTATTGACAAAAAAGGTCGTCAAACAAACTGGGAGTGGGAAGAAACTCCTGAAGTACTAGCCGCTCTGGAGGCACTCAATGAAAGTTCCAAACTGGCAGCATCACTCCAGCAAGGAGGCCAAAAGAAAACTTAAACCACAGGCACTACGGTCTGCAAGAGAAAGACGTAGACAGTTGACAAAGCGTCTACTCAACCCCACCAAGCGTGGGGTTTCTTCGTATAATGGGAACATACAAACGGATCGCTCAATGACCCACTACGAAGTAAAAGGGAATCTTGCTAAACTACTTGCTACTGAGAACCTCGTAGTACAGCATAAAGCAGTGGACACTGCATCCTTTAATGTCCAGACAAGAATTTTAACACTACCTATATGGAAGGATCTAACCAATACCGTTTATGATCTGTTGGTAGGACACGAAGTAGGTCACGCATTATTCACACCAAACGTAGACCTTAGTGAATTAGGTGTTCCTCAAGGATATATAAACATAACAGAGGATGTACGTATTGAGAAATTAATGAAGCGTAAGTTTCCAGGCTTACGTAAATCATTTTACGAAGGGTATAAACAGTTAAATGAAAAAGATTTTTTCTCTATTTGGGATCGTGATCTTACTGAATTTAGTTTCGCCGATCGTATCAATCTACATTTTAAGATCGGTAATTATACAGACATTCCCTTCAATCCAACAGAAGCAATCATTAGAGATCAGATAGCAGAAGTAGAAACCTTTGAGGACGCTGTAAGAGCAGCACAGGCACTCTGGAAGTATAGAAAGGAAGAAGAGCAAGTTGAGAGGAATTCTATGCCTTCTGAGAGTCCAGGTGGTGAGGAGATGAGTCAGCAACCACAGAGCTCACCTGATTTCGGTGAAGGAGAAACAGAATCACAATCTGAAATAGGAGAAGGTGATGATGGTGAAGGTAACGAATCTGATGAAGATGGGGATCAATTACCTCAAACTGGATCTACTGATGGATCAGATGCACCAGAAGATTTATCTACTCTAGAATCATTGGAGTCTAGGTTAAAAGATCTTGCTTCTATGGCCAAGAATTATGAAGAGATTGATCTCTTTACTATCAAGAAAGCACCTATTGATAAGGTTGTTATTGACAACAAGACTTATACTCAAAGATGTAGAGATCATTATGAGTCAAAAGAGATCTGGGTTGATGCTATAGAATCTGCTGATAAAGCATTCAACAAGTATCGTAAAGAAGCAGCAAGAGAAGTTAACTATCTTGTTAAAGAGTTTGAGTGTAAGAAGTCTGCTGCTGCATATGCAAGAGCAACAACATCTAAGACAGGAGTCCTAGACACTGCAATGCTTCACACTTACAAGTACAATGATGATATCTTTAAGAGAGTAAGTATTGTACCTGATGGTAAGAACCACGGTCTTATAGCTTTGATTGATTGGTCAGGTTCTATTAGTGATGTATGTCACGATATGTGTAAGCAAGTAATGAACATTGCTTGGTTCTGTAAGAAAGCACAGATACCATTTAATGCTTACATCTTTACTACAGAGTGGGCAAGACCTAGAACCACTGATATTGAAAGTGATGTAGAATGGAATCGCAGTGTACCATACACATATGCTTTTGGTCATAACTTTAATCTAGTTAATGTTATTACCACTGATTGTAAGGCAAAGGATTTTGAATTACAGTTGAAGTATATCTTCCGTTTATCAGCATTCTTTTCTGGTTATGGTAGTGCAGAACCATATGAGTATTCTAGAGCACTTTCATATCCTTTAGGATGTTATCTTGGTGGTACACCTCTATCTGATGCTATCGTATCTCTACATAGTGTTATACCTTATTTCCGCAAGAAGTATGGTGTTGAAAAATTAAATGTTATTCTCTTGTCAGATGGAGAAGCGTACGGAGGTACCTATAACAGTGACAAAAAAGCACTCTATGGAAAAGATAACGAACTCAGTCAGAGAACAGTTGAACACCGTTCGGCTTTACGCAATAATAGGACGGGACGTGTTTTTCCTCGTTTTGCGAATAATTATATGGATACTCTTGCTACCTACATTAAGGATCTTAAGGAATCTTATCCTGACTGTAATTTCGTATGCTTTAGACTTATTGAGAGTAAAGATGTTAGTTATTGGATTCGTAACGCTTCTTATAGTTGTGGGTACAATGGATACGAGCGAGATGCTATCAAGGCAAGATTTAGAAAAGAGAAGTCTCTTATCATTAAAGAGAAACTTGGTTATGATGAATTCTACTTGATGTCCACTAAATCTCTCAGTCTTGATACTGACTTTGAGGTTGATGAAGGAGCATCTAAGGCTAAGATCAGAACTGCTTTCAAGAAGTCTCTTGGAAACAAGAGTGTCAATAAAAAGATACTCTCGTCTTTCGTGGATATGGTCAGTTGATAAACTGTCCTTGGGGTGTACACAACACCCCTTCCTTCCACTATAATAGTTACATACACAAAAAGATTTACTATGACCGTCATCTCCGATCTCCGTGATCAGTTTGGTACTCACATTACTGCTACTGAAGTTAAGAAGTACGCTAGAAAAGTTGGAGTAGGTTATCGTGCCATCACTAATAAGTTAAATGACTTTAAGGTTAAACGTGGCACTTGGGATTTAACAGTTAAAGAGGCACTAGAAAAAACTTATAGTAAGCCTGCTGGTATTCCTGCAACTGCTCCAGAGCAAATTAATTTAGTACCAGATCCAGATCCAAACTTTGTATCGTTTGGTAATTTTAATCGACTTAAGAAAATCATTAAGTCTGGTACATTCTACCCAACATTCATTACTGGACTCTCTGGTAATGGTAAAACCTTTGGTGTAGAACAAGCTTGTTCTCAACTTAAAAGAGAACTTGTCCGTGTAAACATTACTATTGAAACTGATGAAGACGATCTTATTGGCGGCTTCCGTCTTGTTAATGGGTCAACTGTTTGGCATAACGGACCTGTCATTGAAGCACTCGAACGAGGAGCAATCTTGTTACTCGATGAGATTGACTTGGCTAGTAACAAAATCC